CTTGAAATAAATAACATAAATTGCAAATGCACGATGCTTACAAAAGCAAAGTTAGATAAGGAAAATAATATCATTTATAAATAATTGCTAAAAAAGTTAGTATCTTTGTATACATAGTTTGGTGTTTTGGTTTTAGGGTGGGTGGTAAAACATCCACTCTTTTTTAAACACTATAAAATTAATCGCTTATGAAGAATATAAGTTTCAAAAATTACGATGCAAGTATTAAGGACTTGGATGTAGAATCAGGTGTAGTTACAGGTTATTTCTCACAATTTAATTCTATTGATTTAGATGGGGATGTTATAATGCCAGGTGCATTTACAAAGACAATCGCAGAACGAGGACCAGATTCATCAAAGCCTGAAATTGCTTACTTATGGCAACACGATACTTACCGTCCTTTGGGAAAATTAATGGTGTTAAGAGAAGATAGCTTTGGTTTATATTTTGAAGCTAAAATGAGCGATACAAGCTACGGTAAAGATGCTTTAAAACTTTATAGAGATGGTGTAATTACTCAACACTCTATCGGTTACCAAGTAATTAAATCACAAGAAAACACAGATATGGGAGAAGAAATTGATGCAATCTACGAAGTTAAACTTTGGGAAGGTTCAGCAGTTACTTTTGGTGCAAACCCTAATACACCTTTTACTGGCTTTAAGTCAGCAGAAGAAAGAGAAGACCGAATTAAGACTTTGGTTAAGGCTATTAAAAATGGTACTTACACAGATGAAACATTTGGGCTTATTGAATTTGAATTATTAAAACTTATTTCACTTGTTAAATCCGAAGAGCCGACTATTGTTACTCCTGAAGAAACCGAGCCGAAAGAGGACAATAAGATACAAGAAATAAAACAATTTAGAAACCTATTAAATCTTTAAAAAGATGGAAGAAATTAAAAATTTAGCAAATGACATCAACGCAAAGTTTGATGCAAATGCAAACGCTTTATTAAGCGTAAAGAATGAAGTATCTACGATGGTAGAAAAAAGTATTGATTCAGTTAAGGCTGAAATCAAAGCAGTAAAAGATGAAATGGATAGACAAGCTGAAGAAGTATCTCGTAAGAGTGCTGCAAAAACTTTGTCTACTAAATCAATTGGTGCGCAAATCGCTGAAAACTTAGATTCTAATATGGCTATCGCTGAAAAAGAATTGAAGTCAGCAGGTGGTTCATTTACTATGAACTTAAAAGCAGTTGGTAATATGTTATTGTCTTCAAGTTTAACTGGAGATTCAGTAGCTACTTACAACCAACAACAAGCAATTTTGCCTTCGCAAAAATTAAACTTTAGAGATTTAATCCCTACAGTTCAATCAGCGACTGGTACTTTTGTTACTTACAAAGAAAGTGGTTCAGAAGGTGCTATCGCAACTCAAACTGAAGGTGCAGCTAAAGGTCAAATCGATTACGACTTAACAGAAGTTAAGACTGTAAACGCTTATATCGCTGGTTTTGCAACTTTCTCAAAGCAAATGATGAAGTCTTTACCATTTATTGAGCAAACTTTAACCCGTATGTTGTTAAGAGATTTCTTCAAGCAAGAAAATGCAACTTTCTTCTCAACTGTTAGTGGTGCTGCTACTGGTTCTACAACCGTAACTGCTACTGATAATGTTGAAGAGTTAATTCAATTAATCGCTAACCAAAAGAGTGCAAACTTTAACGCTTCATACGCATTAGTTTCTCCAACTCAAATGGCTCGTTTAATTATCTCTACTTACAACAAAGGTTACTACGCAGGTGCAGGTGCTGTTTTATTAAACGGTACAGGTGGTTTAACTGTGTTTGGTACTCCAGTATTTGAGGCTTCTTGGGTAACTGATGACAAAGTGTTAATCTTTGATAGAGACTATTTAGAGCGTGTTGAAGTTGAAGGTTTAAATGTAACTTTCTCTTATGAGAATGGTACTAACTTTACTCAAAACTTGGTAACTGCCAGAGTAGAATGTTATGAAAACATAAATTTAATGTTGCCTACAGCAGCCATCTATGCCGATTTCGGAAATATTTAATCGCATATTTGCTACAAGCAATTAACAAATTAAAGAGGCTGGTACTTAATTGTATCAGCCTTTTTTTTGTTATATTTGTTTTATGATAGGCATCTATAAAATCACATCTCCAAGCAATAAAGTTTATATTGGACAATCTATTAATATAGAAAGAAGATTTAGACACTATAAAATAATGCGTTGTAAAGACCAAGTAAAAATCTATAATTCTTTATTAAAATACGGAGTGGATGCTCACATATTTGAAGTATTAGAGTTATGCGAAACTGAAGAACTAAACAATAGAGAAAGACACTACCAGGACTTATTTGATTCGGTTGCTAATGGCTTAAATTTACTTTATGTAAAGTCCGAGCATTTTAATGGATGTCATAGTGATGAAAGCAAAAAGAAAATAAGTGATTCTTTAAAAGGTAGAACTTTAACTGAAGAACATAAGTATAGAATAGGTTTAAATAATAGTCGAAGGGTAATATCTCCTGAAACAAAAGAGAAACACAGGTTAGCTGGGTTAGGTAGAATAGTAAGTGCCGAAACTAAAGAAAAACAAAGTCAAAGTAGATTAGGCAATAAACATTCGGCTGAAACTAAACAAAAAATAGCTAAATCATTAAAAGGAATTCAAAGAGAACCTATATCCGCAGAAACAAGGGCAAAGATGTCCGAATCTCAAAAAAAGCGTTTCGCCAAATAGTTTATTATTGCTAAAAATCTTAGTATCTTTGTAATATGTATAAAGTCAACATATCGCATCAAGGAAAGAAGTATTTTAAAGATACTTACTACGACCTTGTTTTAAGTGATAAAGAATTAATTAAAGTTGGCTACATAATCAAAGATGGCATTACAAAAGAGTTTAAGGGCAAAATAAAGAAGAAATAATATGGCTAATATTAAAATATCAGAATTAAATCCATTATTAACGGTACAAGATGCGGATGTGCTACCAATTGTGGATAACGGTGTTACTAAAAAAGTTACTGCTGCAATTCTACGAAGTTACACACAAGGTAATTCAGTTTTATTAACAGGCAATCAAACTATCGCAGGTATTAAGACCTTTACTTCTCAATTAGCATCTTCGGTTGCTACCGGTACTGCGCCTTTTTCAGTTGCTTCGACTACGAAAGTAACTAACTTAAACGCTGATTTATTAGATGGTTTATCTTCGGCTGATTTCCAAGCTACTTTAAGTGGTACAGGAATTGTAAAGTCTACGGCAGGTACTATTTCTTATTTGACTGATAATTCAAGTAATTGGAATACGGCTTTTAACGATAAAATTAATTCTGCTGCCGTTACAGGTAGTGGTACAAATACTTTAACCTTAACACAACAAGACGCTGGTACAATTACTGCAACTTGGGTTAACGGAACTTTAATAAGAGAAATAAGAAACAATACAGGTGCAACTTTAACTAAAGGCACGATTGTTTATATTAGTGGTGCAACAGGCAATAAGCCAACGGTATCAAAAGCTATTGCAACAGGAGATTCTACTTCTGCTCAAACCTTTGGATTTGTTCAAGAAAATATTGCTAATAACGCAAATGGTTATGTGGTAGTTATAGGGGATTTAACAGGTGTAGATACTTCTGCATTTACTGAAGGCGACCAATTATATTTATCTGCTACGGTTGCTGGTGCTTTCACTGCTACTAAACAATACGCTCCTAATCATTTAGTTTATGTGGGTATCGTTACTCGTTCACATCCAACTTTAGGACAAATAGAGGTAAACATTCAAAACGGCTACGAAATGGATGAGTTGCATAATGTGGCTGCTCAAAATCCTTCTAATGGAGATATATTACAATATGTAACATCAACAGGCTTATGGACTAAAATAGGTGGAACTACAAGTGCAATAAGTGAAGGTTCAAATCTTTACTTTACTAATGCTCGTTCAAGGTCGGCTATTTCATTAACTACAACAGGTACTTCGGGTGCAGCTACTTACAACTCTACAACAGGTGTTTTAAATGTACCTAACTACGCAGATACTGACACAGGTATAACTTCTTTAAACGGATTAACTGCTTTAACGCAAACTTTTGCAGTAGGAACGAGTGGAACTGACTTTGGTATTTCTTCTGCTACTTCTACGCATACTTTTAATTTACCAACGGCTTCGGCAACAAATAGAGGTGCTTTATCTTCTGCTGATTGGACTACATTCAATAACAAGCAAAACGCTTTAACAAATCCTATCACAGGAACAGGAACTACTAATTACTTACCAAAGTTTACAGGAGCAAGTGCTTTAGGGGATAGTGTAATTTATCAAGGCGGTAGTAATATTGGAATTGGAGAAACAAACCCTATATCATATCCATTACAAGTTAAAGGTGCTGATGGTCAAGGTATTCAATATGAAGATGCAAATGGTGTTAGAACTCTTTTAGGTTCATATTTAAGTAAGGCAATTATTGGTACTTTAACAAATCACGCAGTTGGTTTTTGGAGTAATAATAGTGAAAAAATAACTTTGACTGCTGCTGGTTTAGTAGGAATAGGAACTACTACTCCTGTATATAAAACACAAATTGTTTCAAGTGGTAACGCTTTATTGCAATTAAATGGAAACAATACAACAGGATTATTAGATACTGGTTTTACTATAAGTGCAGACGATTCAAAAAATATTTATTTATATCAAAGAGAAAATGCGTTTTTAGAAATTGGTACAAATAATGCAAGTAGAATGCGTATCACTTCGGGTGGTAATGTTTTAATCGGTACAACTACAGATGCAGGCTACAAGTTAGATGTAAATGGTAGTGCAAGAGTAAGTGGTATAGCAAGATTTAATGGGGATTATGTTTCCTTTAACAATAATGGTTATATCAGATGTGATGCAACAAATATCCTTTCATTACAAATGGGTTCAAGTGGATTCAGAGTAAGAAGCTCAGGTGATGACACAACTTTTTTTGATATAAATACAACAGGTGCAGCAACCTTTTCGAGTGGTGTAGGAATAAGCGGTGCAACTGCTCCTGCAAGTGGTATTGAATTCCCAGCTACACAAGTAGCAAGTGCTTCAGCTAATAATTTAGATGACTACGAAGAAGGAACTTGGACTATGGGAATTACTTTTGGTGGTGGTTCGGTTGGTATTACTTATGCAAATAATACTGGAACATATACTAAAATAGGAAGACAAGTAACGGTTAATGGAGTTTTTCTATTATCAAACAAAGGTACTTCTACTGGTTCTGCTAGAATAACAGGTTTACCATTTACAATAGGTAATACAAATTCTAATTATTCAAGTGCATCATTATGGTATAATAATGTTTCAATTATAAATGAACAAATAAATATAGGGGTAACAAATACAACAACAATAGCTATTGAGCAAATATCAAGTTTAGGAGTAATTAGTGGCGTAACAGATACTAACTTTGCAAACAATAGTGAGGTTGTTATATCTTTCACATACTTTGTATAATTAAATAAATAAAAAAATGATAGAAGAAATAACATACATTAGCGAGTTTAATGTAAACGAAAACGGAACAATTTCAATTCGTAAAACTACGGATATTGTTAAAGATGAAGTAGTAATTGCTTCAAGCTATTGGAGATGTGTATTAGAAGTAAATGACGCTACTGCTGATGAGGTTTTAGGTGTTGATACTTACTTTAGAAATCTTGCACAATTTGCTTGGGATTCTTTGTAAAAATACTAACTTTACAAAATGACAAACGAACAAATATTTGGAATATTAGGTCAAGGACTTGATATTGCTACACAAAAAGGAGTATTTAATTTAGGGGATGCAAAATTAGTTGCGGATGCTTTATTAGAACTTAAAAGAGTTTTAGACATTCAAGAACCAGAAGTAGTTAAGGAATAATGCAACTTGGGTATATTTATAAAATAACTTCTCCTACTGATAAAGTCTATATTGGTCAAACAATAAACTTAAAAAGTAGGATGAAAAATTATAGAAATTTAACCTGTAAACAACAAGTCCACTTAAATTATTACGAAAGGTTCTTTCAAGATTTTTACGATTGTGTTAATAATGGGCTTAATTTGCGATACACTAAAGTTAATGATAAGAGTGGCTCAATGAGTGAGGAAAGTAAAGCAAAAATGAGCAAAAGCCAATCGGGTAAAGTAATGCCTATTGAAACACGAAAGAAAATAAGTATTGCTAATAAACTTCAAAAATCTACCGAACATTTTAAACTTTATGGTAATAAGCATAATACTGGTAAAAAATTAACCGATAAAACTAAAGAGTTGATGAGAAATTCATCTCCAAATAAAAAGAAAGTTGGTAAATTTGATATTAGTGGTAATTTAATAAAAGAATATAATAGTATAAGTGAAGCTGCACGAGAATGTAACTCTTTTACAAGCAATATTGTTAAAAATTGTCAAGGGGCTAAAGGATTAGTTGTAGGATTTAAATGGAAATATTTATAATAAGAAAATGATTAACAGCGAATTTCAGTGCGAAATTTTAACAGACCTTTCAACCGAGCCAGTTACCTTGCAAGAGGCTAAAGACTATATGCGTATTTCTTCGGAATCGGAGAACGACCTAATAGAAGAACTAATTACTTCAGCAAGGGAGCGAATAGAGAAGTTTACAGGACTATCTTTAGGAGAAAAAACCTTAAGGGCGTATTGGTTTTATTTTCACATTCCACAGGAGATTCCTTATGGTCCAGTTACCTTAATTGATTCGGTTGTGAATGATGATGATGTAGAACTTGAATATACGGCTCGTGGATTGCAATATAAGATGCTTGAGGCTTATTCTACCGTTGGTTTGACAATAGAGTACGAAGCAGGCTTTTCAGTGTGTCCTAAAGGCTTAAAATTAGCCATTTTGAAACAAGTGTCTACTGATTACGAGAATAGGGAAAATTACTCTATTTACGACCAGGCATATGAATTAAGTTCGGATGCTAAAAGACAAGCACAACCATATTGTCGTAACACTTTATTTGGTATCTAATGAAGGCAGGAGTTTTAAGAAATCAAATCGCAATTCAAACTTTACAGACTGGCTCTGATGGTACAGGTGGTTACTTTGGTACATTTGTAGACCAAAAGGTAGTTTGGGCAAAGATTAGAGCAAAACAAGGCTTTAGAAATTTAGAAGATGGAAAAATCTCTTTAGATAACATCTACGAGTTTACTATTCGTTATGATGACTATCCTAATTTATCACAAATCAATAAGATAGTTTACAATAGTGGCGAGTACATTATTAAAGCATTCCAAGTAACGGATGAAAGAAAAAAAGAAATAGTTATTATGACTACTTTAGGAAGATTAATTGACCCTACTTTCTTCTTAATTACCGAGTTCTACGAGTTCTTAATGACTGAAGATAACAAGTTTATTGTTGTATAATGAAGGTAAGAAACTATAAAACAGTTACTGCAAGGTTTAAAAGACTTTCTAAACAAGCTGATTTACAAGTTAGGTCTTCTATCCAAAGAAATACAGACCAAATATTTGATGAGGCTATACAAAATGTACCTGTTGAATTTAATTATTTAAGAGGTTCGGGTGTACCAAACACACAAAATCCTTATAAAGGTATAGTTTCTTTTGGAGGAGATGCTGCTCCTTATGCTCCTTATGTTGAATTTGGTACAGGAACTAATGTTAGAATTCCACAAGGCTTTAGCGATTTTGCTATGCAATATTTTGTAAACGGCAAAGGAACTATGAAAGCACAACCATATCTTATTCCAGCTTTTATTAAGTATAGAAAAATCTTTTTAAAAGATATGAAACAAATAGCTAAAAATATTAGTAAATAAATCGTAAATTTGTGGAATGAAAGATGTCGGAGAACTTATTAGACAAAAACTTTACGAAAGGTTAAGCGGTGCAATCGTTATAGACCTACAAGAAGTTCCAGTATTTGATTCGGCATCAGTATTAGCAGCAGCAACTGAACCATATATTTTACTTTCTACTTTTGCTTCTACGGAAGTTTTAGAGGGCAGTAAACAAGCATACGGTCAAGAAGTTAGCGTTTTAATTGAGGTGGGAACGAGGTTTGATAACTCTTTTGGTGGTAAATTATTATCAGATAGAATATCAAACGAAGTAATAGAGTTAGTTAGAACAAGGCAGGATGGGTATTTAGATTTATTACCTGATTGGTATGTAATCAGAACACTAATGGAGAGTACAAATACACTTGAACAATTGGTTGACACTGGGGTTTTAGTGAGGAGATTAATAAGATTTACATTTAAAATACAACAAGGAATATGAGCGTATTAAACGGTTCGGATATATTATTATATGATGCAGATTCAAATTTCCCTTTGATGTGTCAAACAAATGTAACTATTACATTAAACGATGCAATGATAGATGCTACTTGTAAGCAATCAGCAGGTTATTCGGTATCATTACCAGGCTTAAGAGATTTTGCTTTTACGGCTGATGCTTTAGTTGATTTTAATGAAGGAGTTTCAGACACAGGAATAACTACTTTGTTTGCTGCTTACGATGCAAGAACACCTATTAACATACTAATATCTAATCCTGTAATACCACAAGGTTATTATACAGGTTTAACATATATTGAAAGTATAGAAGTAAACGCTCCTATGGAAGATGTGGTATCTTATACCGTTTCTTTTAGCGGAACTTACACAATAACAGATTAATTAACTTTAAAATAAAATAATATGGCAGTTTACAACGGCACGGCGCAAATCTTAAAAATGGATGGTACGCAATTAGCAGAATTAACAAATGTTACGATGTCAATGAATCAGGATGTATTCGAAACAACTTCTAAAGAATCAGCAGGTTGGAAAGAGATTATGCCAGGTTTAAGAGATATTACTTATTCAGCAGAAGGTCTTGCAGACTTTGTTTCAGCGAATAAAGATTTAGCAGATATTTTTACTGCATACAATTCAAGAGCATTAGTTGCTATCATTTGGACTGATATGGTTACAGGCGATAAGTCGGTTTCTCAAAGTGCTTACATTACTTCTTGCGAAGTTTCAGCACCAATGGAAGATGTAACTACTTATTCAATTGAGTTTGCAGGAACAGGCGCACCAACATTTGCTACAATAGCATAATTAAAACAAACAAACTATGAACGGACTTATTGAAATTACAATGGGTGGCGAGGTTAGGACTTTAAAGTTCGGTAACTACGCCTTAATGAGTTATAATGTTCTTACGGCAACGGATGCTGGAGAAACTAAACAGTTGGATATTGACTATCAAATGATTGATTTCGTTAGAGATGTTACTTACTGCGGTTTAAAGAACTATTATAAAATAAGTAAAAGAACATTTGATGTTTCTTTAGATGATGTTACTAATTGGATTGATGATATGGATTTATCAAATATTCAAATAGTTATTGATGCTTGGACACAATCGTTACAAAGTAGCCAGTATATCCAAAATGGGTTTAAAGCTATGGCAAGTGGCGAAGAAGGTTCAAAAAAAAAGTAACTTGGGATGATATAATCGACTTTGCGATAGGCGAAGTTGGTTTAATGCCTGATGAATTTGAGGATATGACTTGGGCAAATTATCAAAGGTTACTATTTAATTTCTTTAAAAAAGAGGCTAATCAGTGGGAACACACAAGGGCAACTTTAAGCTATATTAACAATGTTAATGTATCTAAAAAGAGCCAAATGAAAAAGCCTAAAGAAATAATGCCACTATGGACTGATAAGTTTGCTATAATGAATAGAGTGCCAAAAAAGTTAACATCAAATGAAGAAAAACAAGAAATCTTAAAGAAGTTACAGAATGGCAAACGAGAAGTTAATAGTTGAGTTATCAGCACAAATACAAGGTCTTAAAGCAGGTTTAGATAATGCATCTAAAGAAATTAGTAAATTCAATACCAATACTAATAACGCTGCTAAAAATAGCGAAAAAGACTTTAATCAAATTGGTGCTGCTGCTGGAAAAATTGGTGGTGTTTTAGCTGGCGTCTTTGCTGCTGGTTCTCTTTTAAGTTTTGGTAAATCTATTGTTGAAACTACTGCTAAATTTGAAACATTTGGTGCGGTATTAACTAATACTTTAGGTAGTGCATCTCAAGCACAATTAGCAATGCAAATGATTACTGATTTTGCTGCTAAAACTCCATTTTCAGTTGAAGAACTTACAGGTGCTTTTGTTAAGTTAGCAAATCAAGGCTTTAAACCTTCTTACGATGAAATGCGTAAATTAGGCGATTTAGCGAGTTCAACAGGTAAATCTTTTGGTCAGTTAGCTGAAGCAATTTTAGATGCGCAGACAGGAGAATTTGAGCGTTTAAAAGAATTTGGTGTTAAGGCATCAGTTGCTGGAGATAAAGTAACATTTTCTTTTAAAGAAGTAGCTACAACCGTAGATAATACTGCTTCATCAATACAAAAATATTTATTAGGATTAGGAGATGTAGAAGGTGTATCGGGTGCAGCAGCAGCTATATCAGATACATTACAAGGTAAGTTATCAAATTTAGGAGACTCTTGGACAACCCTTATGAAAAATATGGGCGATTCTAATAAGGGAGTTTTAAAAGATACAGTAGATTTACTTGGTCAATTAATTTCTTCTATAAATATTATTGGTCACGCTGATAATATGGCTGAAAAATTAGGCATAGACCAAAGGGGTAAAACTTGGATGGATAATATTCCATTTGCAGAATTACAAAATCTTTGGGGCGGTGTAACTTATGGTCAGCAAGGTAATATAGACCTTATAGCTACTTATGATAAATTAAATAAATCAATAACTAATATAACCACATCAGGTGGTTTTAAAACATATATTGCAGCTTTAGAAAAATCAAAAGCATTAGTATCGGAAACATCTCCTAAATATAAAATTTATTCTACGGTTATTGATAACGCTAAAGATGCTTTAGCAGCATTAACCGCAGAAGAAGCCAAAGCAGCAGCAAAGGCAAAAGCAGCAGCAGATTTAGCAGCAAAAACAAGAAAAATACAAAAAGATATGACTTATGTAGCACCTACATTAGGTATAAGTCAAATTCCAAATGCTCCTATATCAATGCCAGGTCTTATAATTGTTGATGAGAAAAAAAGACAAGCTGAAAGACAAAAAGAATTAGCACAAATAGCACAAAAGAATGCGTTATTAGAGCAACAAAATACAATTTTAAATTATTCAACTTTATTAACAAGTGCTTTACAAAGTGGATTTGAACAAATGTTTACTACTATTATTGATGGCGGAGAAAATGCTTTCCAAAGTTTATTTAATGCAATAAAACAATTAATGATAAAGTTAGCAGCAGCAATTGCAGTAGCAGCAATACTATTTGTTTTATCAGGTGGTTTAAGTGCAGGAGGTTCTAAATTAGGTACTGTTGGTAATATTGCTAAAAATCAAGGTGGATTAGGATTTAATCCTTTTACTTTATTTAATGCAATACCTAAAAGTGGTATGATAGCTATGCCTTCTAATACAACAGGTCAAGGTGGCTACCAGGTAGATATTATGGGAGACAAAATGAGATTATTATTAGATAACCAAGCAATAAAAAATTCGAGGGTGGTATAATGTTTTACAATCATATTTATAACTTACGATTTAAAGGTAATGACCAAGTAGGTACTGATTTATATTATCAAGTAAAGTTTGAGAAACAAGAAGCTACTTCAATAGTTTACGATGTTACCGAGTTAGTTCCAGCGCAGGATTCGCCTTTTGTTTTAAATTATAAAGCAAGTAAAGACAATATCTTTGCTCCTATTCGTTCTTCTTTTGCGGATATAAAATGTTTTATTCCTTACGATTCTACTACACAACCTTCGGATTTCTTTTTTGATACTAACGAATATACTTGGAAGTTAAGCCTATACGAAACTAACGGTGTAACTGAAGATTTAAAATGGGTTGGTTTTCTTTTGCCTGATGTTATCCAATACGAATGGCAGGAGCAATATTTTCTTCAGCTTACTGCTACTGATAACCTTGCGGTTCTAAAGAATGTTAAATATTATAGAGAAGATTACTACGGTTTATACGATGATACAAATGTAGACACAGGTATAACTTTAAGTAGTTTTATTTGTAGATTATTAAAGAAGACTGGAAGTGATTTAAATGTTGCTTTTTTTACACAATTTAAAATTGATGGTACTTTAATAAATTCTACTAACTTAATACTATCTGAATATTCAGCAGTTAATTGGGCTACATTTGAGCCAAAGGATTGCTACTATCTTTTAACATCTTTAATGGAGGCTTTAGGTTGTATGTTATATCAATCTAATAAAGATGCTACTTGGTATGTGGTTTCGGTTAATGATTTAGCGGTAAACGATTTAATTATTAATGGAGATTTTGCTTTAAGTGGTACTGCACCTTATGTTTTTGAATATTGGGAAAACACAGGAGATGTAGTTAGCAGTCCAACAGGAGGCTTAAACGGAAGCCAGTGTGCTAAAATATTTGGAGATAATATTGCTAATGTTTATCAGTTTCCAAGTTTTCAAGCTGCTGATTATATTGTTTCTTTTTGGGCAAAGAATTTTGATGCTGGTAGTTCTCCAAAAGCGGTTGTAAGAATTGAAATAGATTTTAACGAAGTATTTAGTCAAGTTACTACTGATGATTGGGTTTATTATGAATTTACTTATACTGCAAGTGCGGGTGCATTTGATTTAAATTTCTTTAATAATAACGATGATTCAACAGGCTATCTTTTATTAGATAATGTATCAGTTAAGCAAAAGTTTCAAAATGGCTTAATATACGATAGTGATGGAACTTACATTGAAGTTTATTCTTTTGACTTTTATTCATCTATTGGTAATACAGGTAATGTTATTTGGTCGGATGTAAATCAATTAGTTTCTTTAAATAAAAGATTAACAAGCGTTCAATTTAAATACGATTACTACGAAAGAAACTTACTTAATAACTATGGATTCTTTAAAGATTACGCAACAAGTACTACTATTCCAACTAATTGGGGTAATGTAGACCCTTCAGATGTGTTTGATTTCTTTAATGCAACAGGACAAAATAGACCTTTTGATAATAGGATTTTAGCAATTACAGATAATCAATCTAAATTAGATGCGCCAATACCTGATATGGGTTTATATAATGTATTTAGGATTTCAAACGATTCAACTTTTATTAATTACTTTGCGGTTAAAATAGAATGTTCTGTTTACTTTGATGGTGCGCATAACCCTACGGATTCAATTATGATTGCTTTTGCTAAATCTCTTGATGGTACACCTAATCCAGGTGGAACTTCTGATATTAGATACTTGGAAAGTAATGGTAATTTTACAAATATTGCTCAAAGTGCTACTTGGGATGGTAATAAATTTGTTCAAATTAAAATGACTGATGAAGATCCC